TAGGCCGTCAACGTCTGATCCGCCCGTAACGCCCGGCGCGTTTACGTCCGAAGTCGCAACGCCCGCAATGCTTAAGCCGTCAACGTCTGACCCGCCCGTTACGGCTGGCGGTTCTTGCGGTTCTCCACCCCCGCCCCCATCATCATAGTAAATAAGCGCAGCTTCAAAGTCTGAAAAGTTAACAGGCGTGCCGTGGTTGCCGCCTTCGGTATCTATTAACTGACCCGTGCCGCTTGAGGCGCTAGGGTCATAATTATGTATTAACACCCCACTTTGGTTCACTTTCAGTCCATAGAAATCCATAGGTATATTATTGGCATTAGTGAACTGTGCGCCTATCTTGGATATCCCTATTGGTGAATCTGGCAGATTCCTTGAGTTAGAGATGGGTTCGTCATTCTCATTAAAGATTTGATATGCACCACCCGTTCTTCCCAGTTTGAAATAGTACCTCTCCCCCGCAACTAAGGAGTTGTTAAAGTTGAGGTTTTGACTACTACCATCTACACGTAAATTAAGACTAGCAGTATTGTTTATACGAAAAATGAGATTAGAGCCACCAACAAGGTGGTCAAAGGCGGTTCCCTTGTAAACGAAATCTATTTCAAAAAGGAATCCATCCCCTGAAACAAAAATTTCACTACCTATGTCAACCCTATCGTTTTGTCCGTCAAACTCTAAGTAATACGCCATTACACAATAGCCCCGTAAGCGTCATCAACGTACAGCACCGAATAAACACGAGGCACTTGGGCAAGGTAATCACCTGCCTTTTCTACCACATTAAAACCAGTAATACGCTGCATTGTGCCTTGAACCATTGCGTAAACTTGTGGTCTATGCGCTTCTGTATCTTGCGTTAGTGTGATTTTAAGATAGCCAGATTCAGGTGTAACAGTTTTAGTTGGGCAATTACCTTTCGCCTTTGCGAAGTCGTGCTGTGTTGCGTTTTCGTATGGGTAATACGTTTCGTTAGCTGCTGCGATAGCTTTATCAAGTACAGCCTGTAATGCTGCGTCATTGCCTTCTGCGGCAATCAGCGCTTGCATTAACTGGATAACACCTTGCCCCGTTTCGCTTGATTGAATCAAGTTGTATTCAGTAGAGTCTAGAAATGCCGCTGCACCGTCACCTAACGGATGGTTTTCATCTGCTGCGATAGCCTTTAATCTGCGATACTTCTTCGCACCAGATAGCCACGCATTCATGCTGTTGCGGTGTATCATCTTACCGCGCACTTGCGCATACGCTTTAGCCGCTTCTAGCGTGTCAAATTCTGCTAACTTTTTCATCTGTGATGCTCCTCGTCACGCTCGATTGCTGAAATACAATGATTTTTCTGTCCGGTGCCTAAATACCAAAAGAAATTAATTACTTTCGCCATTATAGTACCTGTTTCGTCTCCGTCTTCGTGTTTCTTGCCGACGCTACTCGAAATCGTTATGTCTTCGTCGCCGCCGTGAAACACGTTTACGCCTTGATCGGTCCACAACCAGTAAGCCTCACCCCACCGCCGAGCAAGCGCGAAAGGTGAAAAACGGCATATTGTCGCGAACAAATATACATGCCAGCCGTAAATCTCAAAATTAGTAAAAGGTATAGTGCTATGCAATGTAGCGCTGTAAACCCACAAACCGAGGATTGTCGATAGTTTAAAAAATGCTTTTACGTACGCCATGCTTTTAACTCGCTGAAATCGTCGCGCCAAGTGCAAGGCGTTTCCACGATCCGCCGTCGCTAACTGCTAAACACGGCGCGCCGCTGTCGCCGTCGGTAACACCAACTGTCACCATGTAACGCGTAGACGGATCCGGCACGCTCGCGGTTGAGTAGATAGGCAGGATTAAGTCGCCGTTCATCTTAAGCCCGTTCGGCGCGATTGTTACCGCCGCACGTACGCCGACCCCGTCGCCGAACACGACGTATTGATACCCCGCTTCTAAAAATACAGTTCCGCCCGCGCCGGTGGTCAGTGTGCAACCGCCGTCACTGTCGTTCGTAATAACCCACATACGTTCGAGGGCTTCGAGTGTTAGGGTACGCGTTGTTCCGGGCGTGCCGCCGAGTTGAATAACCGGGTTGTTTGACTGTGTAGCGTTTAGCGTTACGTTGCCGGCCGTCATATCGGCGTAAGCTTTACCCGTTACACTGGCGTTTTGCAGCCCTGAAAGCTTGGTTTTTTCCGCGTCGGTAAACGCGTTTGTATCTGCGTTAGACTCGTACAAGGTTTTTACGGCTGACGCGCCCGGGTTGACTTGCGCGCCGTCCTGAATGCCCGCCAGTTTCGTTTCTTCGGCGTCGGTAAACGCGTTTGTATCTGCGTTAGACTCGTAAAGCGTTTTCACTTCTGACGCGGTAAGCGACCCACCGCTGCCGCCCCCCGAAGCGGCCGCCGCTGCGATTTCAGCCCATAGATCGCGCCACGCCGCCCACGTCGACCCACTTACTTTGTTACGGCGGTGTAGCGAGTCGCTGCGCTTTGTCTCCACGACCTCGACGTCGTAACGACCGCCGTCGTCTTTAAGCACTTTTATTAAAACATTAACGTTGGTCGACGACTTAAACGCCGGCTTGTTGGCAACGCTTGACGTGTCCGCGTGAAACGTTGAGTAAAAACCGTTTTCGAGTTGGTCGAGTTCGTTATAGTCGGTAATGCTGATCGGCTGAGTGGTAATGTCTGCCGAACCACCACCCCCGCCGCCCACGTCGGCGATCCCCGAAGCGCGCGCCACTACGACGCGTTCTTCGTCGAGTATTTCGAAGATCCACCCGGTCGGCAATTCCGAAAAGTTCCATTCGCTGTTAAACCAAAACGCGATCTTACCCTCGTTCGCGGCCCAGTCCCCCGTCGCACCCGTCGGCACAAAATACGCGTCGCCGTCGCTGGCGTCGGTTGGCGGGGCTGCGGTTGTAACACTGTTCAAGCTGTTACCCGCGAAAACGTCGAGTAGTACCGCCGCTTCATTAAACGTTAAATGCTTGGCCGCTTGTTGTGCGGTCATTTCGGGCAATTTTAGCCGGGGCGTCGTCATAATATAGTAACCTCATTTTTCACACCGTTACCGAGTAATGAGCCTTGTTGCCACACACTCGCGTAAACCGTGGCGGACGTTGATCCGTAAATTTGTTGTATCTGCGCGTTAGTTAATAATATACGCGTAGAACTCTCAATATTGAAAGAATTTAAAACCGCGCCGCCCGGGCCGTCCAATATCTCGACCGTGTACGCCTCGAATTCTTCGCCTAGACGTGCGTCGGACCAATCGACCAAATCGGCCCCGACTCGCGTCTGCCGGATCCACGTAATGCGGACGCCGTCGGCCAGCCTCGCGCCTCGCAAGTGCGAAACCTTAAGCGGTTGGTTACGCTTGCCGAGTATCGCGCGGCTGAATTCTTCGACTTCACTCGGGTTTTGTCCTGTCGAAACGCCTTTATAAAATAACGGTAGCCCGACTTCGAAACGGTCGATCGGCGCGTTCACGATACCGGGGCCGCTTAACAACACAAACGTTTCCCCGTCTTCGTGGCCGTTAATATTATCGACCGTGCCGCGCTGACCGCGTAAAAGCGTTGTTAACTGGTACGTGGTGCCCGATACGAGCGCGGCGTCTTGAAACCATATAATTTCACCTCCACACAATGCCGCGTTGCGCCCGCGACGGAATAAAGGCTCGTCGATGCTTTCTAATTCGCCGTGGTTTAACGTTACGGTTATGACGGTTGTCGTGTCAACGTACCCGTGGCGTTTTGCCGGGATCACACCGCTAACAAAACCACGCACCGGGCGTTCGATGTAATTCGCCACGGCCTCGAAACGCGTACCCCGGATCGAACTCTGGTACAACTGGCCGCCGCGCCAATTAGACGAGGTCGGGTAGCCGTAGGTAACAAACCCGAGCGTGTCGAACGCGTCGTCGTGGAGTGGTATATCTAGTAATTCGACAACGGTCGACGCGAGCGGCGTTATACCTACTGATTCACGCGGATCGCTTGTTGGTATTATCTCAACGCCAAACGCCGCCGGGTTGTACTCTACCGCGCGAATAGACGCGACGCCGGTCGGTGTCTCGTCGACCTCTTGGAATTGCAGCCGGCGCACCTCTCCGTCTATGCGGTACTCTTTCACGTCGCCCGGCTGGAACAATCGCGAGTGTAAAGCGAATTCCCACTCCGTACGCTGCGACCATGCTTTTAACATGCCTGACGTCGCCAACTGGACCGCCTCGGGCGCGGTTAGTGCGGTCGGTGCGCGCACGCTCACAACGTTTTCACTACGCGCTGATCGACGTTCAACGATCCTCACGTCTTCTTGTAAGTTACGGTTGATTGACGGGTACGTCATTTCTACGCGGCGCGGTAGCTCTGATTCGCGGGTGCGGTTCTCGCTGTACCCGGCGCGCGTGATAACGTTTTCGAGTTCTTCGATCTCAATAGTGCGTATGCGCTGTTTTACCCATTGGCCGTGTAAGCGTAAACGCTCCGTTACATCGGCTTCGGGTATAGTCGCGGCGTTACGCGAGAAAGACAACTCGCCGTTAAGGCGTGCGAGTAACGTTACAATTTCACCCGTCCAAAACCCGAACCACTCCCCGTTCGCCGGGTTGTTAGACCAAGTGTTCGCGACGTCGCCGTACGCGTTGGCCCACAACCGTTCAAGGTAGTTCCAACAACGGCGCATAAGCCTGATCATGGCCGAAGTCTCGCGGCTGATACTGTGCAAGTACGCGGCGGCTCTTAAGATAAGCGCGGCGGCGTGTGGTTCGTCATAGTCACCGAACGCCGGGACCGTGCCGTAGGTGTACCCGGCCGCCCTAAACAATACCGATCCGTCTTGTACGGTCGCGCCGATAGTTGTCGGGAAGTTCGGCGCGGTGGTGCCGGTGGTGCCGCCGCTGTCCGCACGGTAAACAATGCCGTTGTAAACGGTGCCGGCTTCGTTATTCTCGAACGTTACGCCGCGATCTATTTCTTTTATTGTCTCGGGTAAATTGGTGATGATGAATTTATTTTCATCAGTCCACACGCTTTCAAACCACGTTAAAAAGTCGGCGGCTATGTCTGCAGCGCGGGTTCTAACGCGCGAATCTCTGAAAGCTGTTTCAGCGCATGAAGCAACAACGCGCGCCGTATATCCGATCCACTCGCTGTTCGGGTCAACCCAGTTAAAAGTCCAAGTGTCCGGCGCGTCGTCCGTCGCTTGCCGGTCGAAACGGTCCCACACGTACGCCGGGATGAAAGGCCCGCGCGTGCCGTAACGGTTGGCGAATTCTTGCTGGCTGTCTTCCAAGAACTGCAGCTGGTTGTCTAAGGCGTCGTCTTCGCCTAGTTCATGCCACATTAACGGGTCTTGGTAGCCGATGCCCGGCGCGCCTCGCCAGTCGATGATCACGCCGTTTAGACTGTTAGCCGTGAACGGTGTTACCCCGAACGTATAAGGCAGGGCGATCTCCGGTATAGGGCGCAACGTGTCGAGCGTGAAAGAGCCGCCCGCCGTGCCGCCGTATATAACCCCGGCGACGTTGATCGCTGTCCCCGGTGTGAGTGTGTCCGGCTGCGGCTGCCAACCACTATCATTTAAGCGGCCCGCTTGAAAGCTGCTCAATGGTATGTCTACGGTGCGCTCTGTCACCGTGCCTCCCGTCGTCGGTAAAATGATCGGGTAAAAGTGCCTGACGCCGGTCGTCGGGCTTTCGCCTTGCTGGATGAACACCCATACAACATTCGCGTAATCTTCGCCGACAAACTCGACAAAATCGGCCGGGACTGACGGCAACACGGGCGATCCTCTATTCATGCGCGCGCTATACGTGATCCGTATGTGGGTGTCACTCGCGCGAATAGTATCGGTTAACCCTCGGCCGAACTGCGCCTCGCCCTCGCTTTCCGGGAAGTTAAAAACAAGTTGGCTTTGTTGGTTACGGTCTATCGAAGACTCGCTGAAGCCCGGGCGGAAAGACGACACAAACGATCCTGATATTGACAACGGGCCGCCTGACGTCGGCACCAACCACGCGCGGCCGTCGTCTACTTTCCAAACATCGTAAACACTCGCGACCTGTGCGTCGATCGCTTGCTGCCACTTCGCCGCGTTGCCTGTGTCTGCTGCTTTAAGTAGTTTGAACGATTCGAGCGCCCACGGAATGACGTCGACCGCACAAGAGATCTCGCCGTCGTCTAAGCCTCGCCAGTGCGGCCAAGCTTCTATGTTTTGCGACACGTTGAGCAATTCGCCGAAATTATAAATTACTTTAAGATTTACGAACGCTTGTAAGCCCTGATCGCGGATCTGCGATATGTCGAAAACGACAACGGTCGACCCGTCCGGCTCTTGAAATACCAGTTCGGGTTCGCCGTAATCCGAGCCGATGATACCCGCGAACGGATTAAACCACGACACGTACGAAGCGACATCACTATACCCGCCCGTTACGCTTAAGATCCGATCGCCATATTCCGGGTAATTAGGCGACAAACGGCCTATGTACTTGTCAGTCCCTAGATTGAACTCGGTTAACTGGTTAAGCTTGTGGCTTTGCCCCTCGACGGGTGCCTTAGCTATGAAAAGCCAATGCGGGGTGTAAAGTGGCCCGGGCGAAGCTGGTGGCGGCTGCGTATAAATACCGTCAATAGCGGGAACGCATGAAAAGGCGATATCTTCCCAATCTTGGCGGGCGTCGCCGGTTAGCACTTCACGCGCTAAAAGCGCGCCGCGTATCATTAAGAATTGGCCCTCACTGGTGCCCGCTTCGGCCGGGAAGTAGCCCTGACGCCCTAAAACGTCGTGATACGCGTTTACTACAAACCCGTCTTCGTTAATGATGCAAGACGTTAAATGCTCGTCACGTATCACCGGCGACGGATCTCGCTGCATTACTAGCTTGTCGCCTTGGTCAACCGGGTAAAAATTATAAAGGCTGCCGAGCGCTTCAAGTTGCTGCAGCCCGTTGTCGTCTCGCTCGGTTACATAGCCTTGCACTTTTTGGGTGAGTTGCGACACGTCGAATCGTGCCGGGTCCATGCCGCTGTCGGCTAGAATCTTTCCGACCACCTCGCGCAAAAACAACGGGTACGGGTAGGGCACGTCGTCGGTTGAACCCGTGCCGTTTTCTATCAACTCTACTTCTACGGCCGGGATCCTGTTGCCAAATTCTTCAAGCTGTAAATTATTGAACACGATGTACGCGCGGCCCCTATAAGCGGGCTGCCTGTCGTTCGCGGCTTGCAGGATAGGGTCGGGCTGTTGGTTAAGGTCGCCCGGGTAAAACGTGAAAAGCGCCTCGGCGCGGCGTCGCGTTTCTAGCACGTCGCCGGACTGATACGGGCGGTTTTCATAAAACAGTTTAGAGTTAAGCCAGATCCGGCGCACGCCTTTTACCGGCCCCTCTGCGGCCATTACGGCAAACGTCGCGCTGTATGTGTAAGTGGTGTTCGTGTAGCTACTCGTCCCGCCTTTGCCCCCGCTCTCGACTTCTTCTTCGTGAACGGTTTCGACTAATGGAAGTTGTTGCAGTAGCGCACAAGTTACCCGCTCGGTGCCTTGAATGCGATTAATAACACCACCGTAACCGACGACCTCGGCCGTCGAGTCGTCGCGGCGCGGCCCCTCTTGATCGGGTAAGCTTACACTGAACAATCCGCCCATTTTTTGATCCTGTGAATTGATTTAATACGGTTTCGCCATTGTGGCGTCAAATCATGCGCTAACACCTTACCGGCCGTTTGGTACGCGTGAACAATCGTATTATTACCCACGTACAACGCGAAGTGCTGCGGCTCTCTTTGCAACCTTAAGACTAGCACGTCGGCGGGCTGAATGTCTTCGACTCTGTCGCAATGCTTGGAAACGTGCGAATACAAAAGTTTAGGCGAGGGCAACCGCGAATAGTTGGCCGGTATATCGAATTCTAGCCCCGCGCCTATCTTAAACGCCGCGACAACTAAGCCGATGCAATCTAGCCCGTGCCCCGGTGCGCGGCCTTGGTGCCGGTAAGGCGTATCTTTAAGCGATAACGCCGCGTCACACACTAACTGTTGTAAAGAATCCGCTGGCCCATTGGTCGCTCGTTGGCACGTAGGGTTCGCCGAAGTAGTTAACGACATTGTCGTACCTCTCGCAATCATCCAACATTTTGTTACAACCAAACGTTACGGTTACGGTTTGGCCGATCAAATCTGTTGAGGGCGGATCGGCGAGTGTTAAGCCGCTGCCCGCGTTGTTAATAATATCGAATGATAAACCGCCGGCGGTATCTAACCGGCCATTTCTCAAATCGTTGTTACTTAGCCCTGTAATGTCAACCGACAAACTGGTGCCGTTTTGCGTCGTCACCGTCCCGGTGAATTGTCGGCCTGTTAAGTCCGCCCGGCATTGCGGGCCGCCGAATTCAGCCCGGCACAATAACGACGTCCGGTTAACCGTTGTTTGTCTTGTTAAGTCTAAAAGCTGGCGTAATTCTAAAAACCATTTCCCGCGCTGTTTGACCACGTCGCCGATTATGCCCGTTTTAGCCCATAAAACTGTTTGAGGCGTTATGTCGGCGGGTAGTGCTTCGTAGTTCACGTCAAACACATCGATCGGCGCGTAGTCGTAAAGCTGGCGCAATTCTCTTTGCTGCAGCGCGCGCTCGTTACTGATAAGCCCGTGTAACTCGACCGTGTCGACGGTAAACGCTCGCGTAGAGCTAATTTCAGTTGCACTTATGCCGGACGGCTCGAACGTCACGCCTCCGAACGTTAGCGCGGCGTTGTGGCTTGTGTAGCCCTCTATAACGCCGTCGTTGCGTTTTATGCGCCAACACGTCGCGAGGGTGGTCGTAGTCTGTATTACGTGCGCGCGTAACGCTCCGGCCGTCTGTCTCATGTGATCAACCTGTCTTCTCGTAATCTGATCGACGTCGATCCGTCGTCATAGCCGTTCAACGTGCTTATGAGTTGGTCGTCTTCAAAAAATACAGGGACGTCGAACTCATAGCCCGCCGTTACTATCGCGCCGGCTGCGGGTGGTACGGTTAAGCGGATCAAACCGTCGTTATTCGTTGACCAGTCTGTCGTCGCGACGCCGTCAACGGCGATCAGCACTGTACCACCCACCGGCTTATAAATCGGTCTTACTTGCGTTCTATTGCCTAAAACGTAGTTTTTGACTAACTGAAAATTTCGGCTTGTGCCGTCACCGACGCCAATCTGCTGATCCGTGTTTGTGATAGGCTCGCGAAGTTTTCCGCTCTTGTAGTCTGAATAGTCTTTAAACCTGAAAGACGTTAGCGGACCCCTGCACGCGTGAAAGAAATTTAAAACCGTTTCTATCTCGCCGAGTTCACGCGTAATAAAACCCACGTCGTACGTGTGTAAAGGGTGCGACCAGTCAGCGTTCCGGTATACAACGCCGCTTAGTGCTTCTTCCGTAGACGTGCGGTAAGTAGGGCCGCCGCTTGCGCCCTCGCTTATGTCTTCCGGGAACCGTGGAAACTCTAAGAAACTCATTTATCTGTTTCTCCTATACGCGCGGCTTGTCGCTTCGAACGTTGCCGCCTCCAATTGTCTGCGACCGCGCGGACGTTGGAAGTCGCCCGCCGATCCCCCTGACATATTAAATATGTTTGTTACGTTCGGCAATGAACGGCCGGGGCTTTGCATTTGCGCCGCTTCGGTCGGGTTCACTATGCGACCGTCGGTGTAAGGCATAAAGAACTCTTGGTCCCATTCGTTCACGCGATACATTTGACCGCCTCGGACGTTACCGCCTTGACTTCTCCCGCCGATAGTGAGCGCCGCCAATATGGCCGCGATACCGCCAAGGGCGATCGCCGTGCCTGAGATAGCCGAGCCGCCCGCCGTTGCGATTGACGTCGCCGCCGCTGCGGGTGCGGCCGCCGCCCCGATCGTCGTCATGGCTGTTGTTTGTGCGCCGGCGACGACTCCCGTCGCGGTCGTAGCTGCGGCGGTTTGCGTAGTTATCGCGCCGGTGATAGCCGCCGTCTTGCCCGCTTCGGCCGCTTGCGTCGCGACTAAGCCCTTAACGGCTGCGGCTGCGGTTTCGATACCCCAATTGATCACGGTGCCGAGTAATTGGGTACCTATTGTTCGGGCAAGACTCGCGGCCGCTTCTTCGCCGTCTTGAAAGCCTAGCGCAACCGAAGCGGCGGTACCGCTGATCGTATTGCTCAAACCGTCCATTTCGTCGGCTATGTTTTTGAACAGGCCGTCTTCGTTTTTCTTCGCCAACTCGTCGAGCGCTTCGCCGTAACGCTGTAACGCGAGGATCCCCTCCTCGGTGTTTTGGGCTTCAAGCTGAGAAACAAAACCGTAATGGTCTTGTATAACCTGCAGCCGTCGTTCGTAAATTTGTTTCGCGCGCTCCGCCGGGTCGTTTTCCGCTTCGATCTGTTTAACAAACGCGTTGTATCTTTCAAGTTCGCGTTTTTGGTCTTCTAGCGCTTTCTTAGCCTTTAGGCGCTCGCGTTCTTCTTCTGCTAATTCTTTTCTTAGCTCTGCGTTTGCCGCCGCCTCGTCGCGTTTAGCCTGTGCCGCGTCTTCGTTGGCTTTCTTTTGTTGGTCAATCGAAATTATCAGCGAAGCGATCGTCGGGTCGAGTTCTTCGATTGACTTCGCCCCGGTGGCAATAGCGGCCGCGTAAAGTTGCGCCGCCACTTCTCCGTCGCGTAGCGTTTTATCCTGTACGGTTAATTGCTGTATTAGCTGATCGACGGCGTCTGTGTAGTCTCTTACCTTGCCTGTTTCTAGCGCTTCACCGCTTGAAACGTCTAGGTTTAATCGGCCTAGTTTGTCGCCGGCTTCTACACCCTTGTCGACAAAATCAGAAATAGAGCCGATCAAGCGGTCGATCTGATCCCTAGTGCGCGGCGTGGCGTTTTCCGCCAATTCGTTGAGCCTTTCCTCGATCTGCCTGAACGCTTCGGGCGTTTTAAATTGTTCGGCCGCTGCGATCAGTTCGACGAATTCCGCGCCTAGCGCCCGCGCGTCTTCGGTCGTCGCGCCTAGCGCCTCGCCTAATTGGTCCGCGATATTGTTCTGCAGCGTGCGCCCGACGCCCGTAACTAAATTAGGGCCGAGTTTGTCGCCGAACGCTCTCGCCGAGGCTAAGGCGTCGTCTAAGTCGCCCGCGATAATGTCGCCGAGGCTAAAAGCGTCTTGGAAGCTATTTGCGATCCCTTGTGAAGCGGCCCGGGCTGCGTCTTCTGCGTCGAGTATGGCGGCGCGTAGTCGACCGCGCGCGGCTTCTTCGCTCACTTTCGCCAGTTCCCGGATCGCTTCGGTATATTCGACAATTCCGCCGCTGTTCGAGTTGGTGATCACACGGTCGACGCGGTCTAAGGCGTCGGCCAGCTTATCGGATGCGCTTTCACCGTCAAAAAGTGAATTAATAAAAGGCCCCGCAAGTGCGGCGGTAACTGCGATAATAGAGCCAAGCAACGGCACCCCTAACACGATCCCGAGGTCGGCCGCTTGGAACGCGAAAGACTGCGCGATCGGCGCACCGGCGGAAAGACTCGTCACAAGCTGTTCAATCTGGATCCCGGCTTGTGCCGCCTTGGCTCCGAATCTACTCGAACCTTTAGCCGCTACGTCGCCGCTTTCCGCGTACGCCATGCGCGCGGCCGTCGCGCGTTGAGCGCTTCGGATCTGGTTTTCCATAGCCGCCGCCACTTCTCGCGCTTCTTGCTGCAGCCGTTCTTCGGCCGCTGCGGCGGCTTGTGCCGAGGCTACATTGCGAGCGGTGCCTTGCGCGGCGCGTTCCATAGCGTCGGCCACGTTGTCGGCGGTATTTTGTAGGTTTACGAATTGCCCAGTAAGTTTGGCGTAGCGGTTGGTCGCTTCGGTCGCCTTGGTGCCGTTAGCGTTTAGCACTTCCCCGGTGTCACTAATAACGCGCCCGGCTCTTACTTGCTGCGTGATAAAATCGAGTAGGGCACCGCGCGCGCTGCTCAATTCGCTGGTGAACTTTTGCGAAGCGGTAACACCTTGGCTAAGAGTCGTATTTAAACGGCCTTGTGCTTGCGCGGCTTGCCCTGATACGGCGGCCGCCGCTGTTATTGCTTGGTTTGCTCGGCCTGTTGCAGACTCGACGCGATCCGCTGCGTTAGCTGTCGCGTTCCCTTCGTTTTTAAGTTCTTTGAGTCGGGCCGTTGCTGTTTCGACTTGGCTACTGTCCGCGCGGATCTCAACTGTTGACACTGGGCTAACCTCCTGACGCGTTCCAGCCTAAGTAATATCTGATATTCGAACGGCTGCGGCGTGGTCCCTAAATTAGAAAAATGGTAATAAACGTTCGCGGCGCTAAACTCCGCGAGGCTTAAGTCTTTATGGTGCGCCCATAAATACGCGAGGCGTGTCGGTAAATCGGGCATAACCCACTCGGGATCGATCCGGGTGCCGTACTCTTTCGCCTTTTGCACCCGGCGCTCGTTAGTCTCGCCGAGTGTTTTAGAGTTTGGATCCTTTGGGTCTACTCTTTGGGCGAACTGGTAATATCTTTCGGCGAATCGTTCGAGTTCTCCGGCGACTTTCCCAAGCTAACCGCCGCGATCGACGCTTCGGTCTGCACTTTTTTCAGTAAGTCGGGCACCTTGCGGAAAAGTTCGATCACACCCTCGCGCGTTAACTCGTCTTCTAAGTTCCACCGGCGGACCAAATACGCGGCCCCCTCTCGGTTAACCTCGCCGTTACCCTCGGGCGAATCGAGATCGATCAACCCCCGGGCTACTTTACGATTAGCAAGTGAAAGATAGTCGTTATAGACCGAAGACAGGGTCGAAGTGATAAACACCTCGATCCCGTTGTGTTCGACCTTGATTTCTTCGACCGCGTCCGGGTCGGGAATATCATTTAAGCGCATTAAGCCGGCGTCCTTTCTAAAATTATGCTGGTTTCTTCCGTTGCGTCGTACTCACCGAAAAACGTCATTACGATCGGCACCGGGCCGTCGCTGGTGGTGTCGTCTTGCTTTTGAGTATAAAGCACATCGGGCAATTTGATATAAAGCACGTCGCCGGTTTGGTAGTCGGTTAACTGCATTTCTAAGTCCGAACGCGTCTCGTTTAAAAATGCTTGTTGGTATGCCATATCGACGAAATCAACGGTTAGCGAGCCGTCAACAAGTAGTTTGCCCGGCGCTTTACTTCCGGCTACGTACGAACCCAAGTTAAACGAAGTCGTTAAGTTACGGTTTACATTTAGCGTTGCAGCCGTGGCGATCGCGACAACTTGGCCGCCTTGCGTTATAGCGACGTCAAAACCTGTAAACGGGTACGCGTCTGTCATAGGTAGTAAAGACTGACCCACAAGCGCCGAGTTGTCGCCGAGTTCTTCAAGGCCGAGCAAGTTGTAAGTGCAAGAAACCGCCGCGTTTTGGCCGATAGTCAGAGCAATGCTGTTTACTTCGCACCCTCTGAAATACTGAAAGCCCTTATCACCGCGCTTGCGAACAACCGTAAAGCCTTGGCGACCGCGTCCGCCTTTTGCTTGGTCGGTGCCTGTTGCGGGCGTATCTGCGACCCACGTCCCGCCAATAGCCGCCGCGAGTAATTCATCGAACGCGCCGAATACTAGCTCGCCGACTAAATCGCCGTTTACGTTGTAGCCGCCGAGGCGAGTACCAAAACGCGAATTAACGCCGAGGCGGTTAGACTCCAACGTCTCGCGGTTAGTTTTTAGCGTTGCCGAGCCAACCGGCAAAAGCTGAAAATTAGGGTTGGTCGGGATTTCGCCCATGTTCGTTTCTTTGATGATCCCGATCTGTTCGTCGAAACCGCTGTGTAATTCAGCCATAATTTAGCCCCTGTTTACATACGCGAAAAAGTCCGCGCGAAAAGTGTTTAAATGCCAGCCGTCGACGTCTCCGCCGGGCCGGGTGCCTGTCGCCGTTATGCGGACCATAGCTTCGCCACTTGACGACGTAAAGCCCGCGCCGCGTTTGACCACGTCGCCGATATTGTCGAACGCGCTATACGCGCCCGCCTCGGTGGTCTTCTGCTTAGTGAAAATTTTAAATTCTAACGACCCGTTAAATTTATCTTTTCCACCCGGACCAAGCGACCCGCCCGCCCCGTCTAACCTTGTTATAGCCCCGCGCGCCCATGTCGCGTTCTTCGGTGGCTTTTCGCTGCTGTTCGGCCATATTACCGGGAACGGCAGCGCGGCGTCCATTATTGAACGGATCACCGCTTCGCGTAAATCAGTTTTAGACATATCTCGCCACCCCGTCGACTATTTCGGCCCACCGCTCGACCTCTTGCTCGATCCACCCGTTCGGGCGTTGGTCGCTGCGGCCGTCTTCTAAGTATTCAAGATAATCCACATTAGCGAAAAGGTAAACCGACGACCCCACCGGCGGGATCTCGTTAAATTCAATTGTCGGGGCTGGCCGTCGTGTAGTTTCTTCGCTTGATATTGGCGCGGGCAGAAACTCGTCGACGCTTTCGCCGACGCGCCAACCCGAGCGAGCGTAGCCGGTGCGAACGGGCGTGCCTATGATCACGCGGCTGAAAAGCGTCACAACCGAACTTTTCCAAATTATTTCTAATTCTTCGATCGCCCGGTCCACGTCTCGGCCCAATTCAATACCAAACGGATTAAGCGCCACCGGCACACCTTAAGCGGTACGTCGCCCCCGCTGCGTCTTGGCTAACCGCTTTTAATTCGTACTGCACGCCGTCGACAAACACGCCGGTACTATGCGCGACGGGTTGTTCGGGCACCACTCGAACTAATGCAACTAGTAAAAATTCGTTCGTTGCCATGCCGAACGCCTCGCGCGCTTTTTGGTCTAGCTGCGGGCGTATCATTGAGATCGGGCCGCTGTGCGATCCGGGGGCCAGTTCTTCACCCGTGATCGGGTCTTGCTGGCCCGGCTCGACCAATGAAACCGAAACGGCGACACTGTCGAATTTGTCAAAAAGTCGGTCGGCTAGTGCGCTGAAACGTTCTTTTAAAGTCGCCATGTGATCACCGTTTTAAATAGTTCATCCCGCCGATGCCTAAAAGCGCGGCCAGATACCCCTCGGCGAGCGGGTGGCGAACATCGTCTGCAGTTCTCGCCGTGCCCTCTGCGTACCGGGTGGTAAGTTCGCCAACCCCCTGCAAAATTTCGGTAGTTTCGACCACTTCGCCGGCGGTGCCCGGATCGGGCTGCAGCGCGGCTTCGGTTTGGCGCTTTGCGTACTCCGCCACGGCCTTAACTAGTTGACGCGGCACCGTATCGTCGGGATAAGGCCCGGCGCACTTTCTCGGCCATTCTAGCGCTTGATCCGGGTCTGCTTTTTTACCAATGAAGCGCGGCCCGAACTTAAGGTCGACAAACTGCGACGCTATAACGATCGCCGCTTCTAGTTCTATGTCGTCGGCGGTTATAACCTCGGCGCGGTCTTCCCAATAATCGCGGACCGTTTCGACGTCTGCGTAGCCGTTGGCGTTTTCTAGCCCTTGGCCCGTTTCTACTATTAGCGGCATTTTGTCGGCCTCTTAAATATAAAAAAGGCGGGCACCGGCCCGCCCTTTTGGCTTAGTGGAAGTGCGTTTTTTACTTCGCGCCGTTAGCCTTGGCGGCTTCGGCGGCTTCGCGTTCGATCTTGGCTTTTGCCGCTTTGCGGGCTTCTAGGCCGTAGTCGATCGCTTTTTCTTTTTCCTCGGCTTTTGCCGGGGCTTTCTTAGCTGTTGCCATGTTAGTTCACCTTTTAAAAGTGTTAAGACCGTGGCGGCCTGTTAAGACCGCCGCGTGTGCTTAGTTGTGTACCAAAAACGCCATTGGTACAAGCTTACGATCGATCTTACGATCCCACGTTGCCGCGTCCGCCATTTCGGCCAGCGTGTGCGAAATACCGTTCGCCGGCGTGCCTAGAATGTCGAAGCCGAACGGATGCACTAGCCAAGTCGCGCGACGCCATAATATTTCAACACCGCCGCCGTTGCCCGCGCCTGAGTCGCGATCAACTTCCACCGGCATTTCTGGCGAACCCTCGCCCCAACCGATCGCGCCGTCACCGTAAAGAACGGTGATGTATTTAAAGCCCGACGTTGAACCCGGCAATACCGGCAGCGAGTCGTCTACGATAATGCGACGGCCCATATATGTTTGGAACAACAAACGGCCGTCCGCGTCGCGCACGTCTTCGACGTCGTCCTGATCTACGGCTTGTTGATACGCCATGGAGTGCATCCCGACCGCGCTGTAATTGTCGAAGTGGTCGCCAGCGGTAAACGCCGCCGACACAAACGCTTTACGGCTGAAACGGTTCGCGTCGGTCGCGTTGTCGCCGTCTTCGGTCGCAATGTTGATCACCATGTCGCCGCTATCGTTCGCCACGTTGTCGGCATATACGCCGCGCGCACAAGCGATCACACGCTTTTCGAACTGAGTGCGGAAATATTTATCCGTGCGGTTACGAATGTGCGTCATGGCGTTTTCGCCCATAACCAACTCGGCCGCGAGATCGGTCGCTTTCCAACCTTTGTTAACAAACGCCTTTCGCGCCATTTGCTCTGTCTGCGTAACTTTAGAAGTCGGGCCTTGTTGGTCCGGGTCGTCGGTCGAGTAATTGACCTCGTCGTCGCCGTCAAGGTCGTTCCAGAATGGCAACTCGGCCGTTTTACCCGGCGAGTTTGCAAGCGTGTTTAAAAGTTCGCTTTGAACGACGACGCCGCCGTCTAAAAAGCGGTTTAGTTTGGTGCTTTCGACGCTCGGTAAGTCTTGGAAGACCACAACGTCGATAATATCTTCGAGTCTAACTGCTGGCATTGTTGAATGCTCCTATTCAGCGGGTTTCTTTAAGTTTTTCGTATTGCGCCGGGTTCGTTCTGCGAATTTCCGACAATTCAGACGGTGAATAATCCGCCCACTTTTGCGATCCCGGCGACCCGCCTTTCGCGCCTTTTGCGCCGCCGCCATTGCTCGGAACCTCCGCAACTAATGACGGGTAACGCTCGGCGAGGTTTTTCTCGTAATCGTCTAGGCTCTGGCTGGTGGCCTTGCCGTCTTCGAGTACGATTAACTCGCCGTCTTCGTTAAAGTCTAGATCAAGCCCTACCACGCGCGCAAGAACTGATCGCGTTTCTTCCGTGCCGTGTGCTGCCATTCTAGCAATAGCGGCTTTTTTTACGCTCTGGCGGCTCGCGTTTTTCAGTTCGCCGATTTCAGCTTTTAGGCTTTCGGTGTCGGCGTTGTAACGCTTCTCCCAATCCTCGGCGATCTCTTTATACTTGCCTTGATCCTTTTTGTCGTCGCGCTCGCGGTCTTCAAGTGACTGTTTAAGCCCTTTCACCGTGTCGCCCAGTTCACTGAGTTTCGTTTGCGCCTGAGTCAGATCGCCCCTTGTGCGGTACGACTCGCGAAGCGTGTCGGCCATTTCTTTATGAACAAAAATGGTTTTACCGTCTTCGTCGAATTCTACGTAAAAGTCGACTAGTTCCGCCGGGATCTCGTCCTTGCTCTGATATTTCAATTTCATTGTGCGAACCTCGCGTAGTGGTTAGAGTGGCGGGCGTAACCTACGCGCCGCCGTTTAGGTTATTATTCATGCGTTCTCTTATGTCGTCAACCTCTCCGACCAAGCCGCCGCCCTGCTTAAGCTGTTTCAGCGCTTCTTCGTCGTCATAGAGTCCCGCGTCGCGCTCGTTTAGTATTGCGTTTCGTTCCTGCGGCGTGATCTTCGACTGGATGAAGTCGCGCGGTACTTTCACCACGTCGGCCGGTGCCTCGATGCCTTGGAACAACCCGCAATACATGATCAGCTTGTTTAACATTTTCTCGGTGCCGTCCGCTACGGCGGCCAGTACGCCGGTTTTTTCCGCGTGCTTAATCGCGGCGGCCTTGGCTGTCTCCGGGTCGCCGTCGGTCGTATCGAACACGCCGCCTAGTGCGCGGATCTCGCGTTCGTTGCGGCTTAAGTAATCCGCATAAGCCGACTGGCCGGCGTTCCACGCGTGGATCTCGTAGTCAACACCGGCGGGTCGCATGAAGTGAGCGCCCGGCCCGGTGGGTACGTGTTTCAAGCCGGTCATTTTCTGATATTCTTCATGGGCGTGCGTGTCCCACCCGCTCGAACTTGTCATAGGTGCGCCGTTAAGCCACAAGCATTCTTTGTAATCGCCTGACGCTCTAAAACGTGCTAGGACTTTAGACGCGATCCCGGACAGGTAGCCGAGTTTTTGCGGTAAGTCTTCGCGAAGCGACGGTGAGGCGACGGCAAATTCTAACGGTATGTAAGGCATTCGCGCGCCGCGCATTTGAGGCTGATACGGCTCCGACCAAGTTCCGCCCGTTTTCGCGTCGACCGTGAAGCGGATCTGCGTATACCACCCATCGCCGTCTAGGTATAAAACCAGATAGCTGTCGCGCTTGGTGGCGGTGAAGCGGTTCGACTCGTCGCGCGTCTCGTCTTGCTCTTTCAGCACGATAAAATCTAGCTGTCGAGTCTTGTTGACGCGTCTAAAATTCCAATCGATCACGGCTTCGCGCGGGTAGATTTTAATAAACGCTCGCAACCCGGCTTCGCGTGCCCGGCTTCTCGTTAGCGTTTTGGCGTCTAGGTCCATAGAGGCGAGATCCGAAAACTCAGCCAGCCCGGCGACGTAGTTAAACCCGAATTGTTCGAGTGCGATACTTTTCGCCGTTTCTTCTAGCCCGGCCCCGTCGCCGTCCGCGTCTTCTACGAGGTATTCCAGCCCGGCCGGTATGTCTTCAAACGTTAGACGCTTTCGGAACATGGCACCGATAAGGCTCTCGCCGGTATTGCCGACCACCTCGTCAAATTCAGCGTTAGCCCGGTAACGTCTTAAGCGCGCCGGCTTGTCGTCGTCTTCGTTCAAGTGCGGGAACGGGTCGGGCAGGTGCGTGTCGATGTTCGCCGGATCGCGTATCACAACTTCGCCGTTTAGCGCGTCGCGTACTTGTTTAACGAGCGGGGCGGCGTGGTTGTACGCCTCGCACGGCTTCGAAATACCTTTATCATTTGCCATTGTTTACAGTCCTAAGTTTGCCCGGCGGAACGCCCGCTGGCCGGGTATCGTTTGCGCGAGTTGTTCAAGTGTTAGCGGTACGTTTGCCGCGTCTAAAAATTTGTCTAGCGGTAGTCCACCGTCGAGAAATAACGCGGCGCGGATTTTGCCTAGCTGATCCTCGACCCATTCGCGGGGCTGTCGCTTAAGCCACGCCGCCGCCGTGGTCTTAGCGCTGATTTCTTCCGCCCCGTTGGCACCTTTAGACGGGCGATCACCGTCGAGCGGGTCGAACCCTTTACCGGCGAAAATGTAAACCGATCGCTCGTTGTAATGCAACGGTAAGCGCGGGTATTCGTCACTCGTTATCGGGTAGCGCTTCAAGTGATTTCCTAGACAAATGTCGGACGTGCGGCCGTCTAGGGTCGCGAAGAAAATACGATCGCTGATAAATTCGCGGTTAGCGTTGGCGAACTTGTCCCGGGCGGCGGCGGTGTAATGCGAGACGCCGGTCCGGGCGAGTGTCGTCGCCTTTTTGACTTGGCCCTCAATGACGCCCCCCTCGTATGATTGCGTGCGGCGGTTATACTTGCCCCGCAACTGGTAAAGAATATCGTTAAGGGTACCACCGTCTCGCCACATGCGTTTTATTGTGCCGTCTATGCGTTGCGCCGTTTCGTCGGCGTTGCCGTTTATAAACTCGTCCCACCTCCCGGCGCGGATCAAATTTGCGTGTCCTAAAACCATTTCGGGCACTACCACCCGCCCGCCCGGATTACGCACGCCGCTGATCACGTCGTCGTAGAGGTCGACCATGTATTCGAGTTCTTGGACCGCCACGTCGCCAAGCTGGCCGGTTATCGGGTCCCACATGGCGCGCCACCGTTCGCGGACCATTGCCTTAAGGCGTGCGAATAGGCGAAATTGATCGGCGCGCGGTAAGTCTTCATAACCGGCTAGAACGCGCGGTATCTCCCGGGCGACCTCTTGCGCCGTCGGGCGTATATATTCACGCACAAGAAACGACGCGAACCGCTGCAGGGCGAGTTCTCGGCGGATCGTGTCGTCTAGTATTTCAATCATCTAGTTATGCCCTCCGGGGCGGTGCGGCGACCATGCGCCCGCGTTCAACCGGCCATAGTTTAGCGACTTGATAACCGATCGCCGTCGTAATGTGCTGGTACTGGTTCTTCTGGTCTTCCATAAACGACGATCCTTTCTGTAACTGTACCGTGTTTAAGCCCTCGTAACACCACGGCGCGGCGTCTTTATTGACATAAAGCGTCGTCTCGTCGGCGGCGTTTAGGATCTTAGCCCTTACCGCGTTTTGTCTGTCCTTAATCGCCGGGTGGGCGAGGCTTACGCGCCGCTCGAACCGCCAGCCCTCGCGCCGTAGCACGTCTTCGATCTGATTATAGTCCGATTTATGCCCGTGCTTTTCGCCGGCTCGCCCTGCCGGGTCGCCGTAAATATAAACCATTTTGTTACGGTGATCGCGGTATCGCTCTACGAATTCTTCGGCGGACTGAGACGACACGGCCGACTCTAAGACTATCTCGCCGACTATAAACATATTTTCACCGTCGATCACGCTGATGGACGACGACAACGGCGTGAAGTTCTGATCGTGCGCCCAGTGAATTGCCTCGTGGCTCTGCAGTTCGCGGTCGGTAAGATTATGATCGCCGAATTCTTCGTAGATCCGGCCGGTGGCCGTCTCGAAGCTGGCCTCGAATTCTTGGCGGAACTGCTTTTTACTCATTGATCGTTTACGACTTTCGAGTATGTCCGGCGGCAACACGGCCGAACTTTTCCAATGGTAAAGCCCGTAGGTCGGATCGCCGCTCGTTCGGGCATATTCGCATAACGTGTAATAGTGGTTTAGGCCGTCCGGCACCCCGAGGAACCAACACCACGCCCGGTAGTTGGGGCGGCGCGGGTCGACGGTGTCAAGCGCCGGCATAACGTTAACGTGTAGCGCCTCTTTCTTAACGTCGGCGATCTCGTCGATGCCTCCGCCAGTCCAAACGACCCCCTCGATCCGCTCCGGTTTGTCGAGTCCTAAGACGTGGATCTCCGTGGTATTGGGTAGCGTTATGATCAATTCGGTTTCGCTTATCTTGTGACCCAATCCGGGCACCGTTGCGAATGTGAGCATTTTTAGATCTTGCCAGAAAATCTTCTTAGCCTGATCGCGGGTGGGTGCGGCTGCGAAGTACCGCTCGCCCGGGTTCTTCATGGCCTGTTTAGCAAGAAAGCGTTTAAAGCGTTCGGTTTTGCCGCTACGGCGGCCCGCCGGTACGCATGGAAAGCGAACCCCCTCGGCGACGGCGTTAATAAGCGCTATTTGCTCCGGGACGTCGATCAAGGTGTACCACCTTTCGCGCGCTCTGACCAACTGCAGCGGTAATTCAGCCACCCGGTAAGCCCTCCGCCAGTTTAGCCAGTGCGGCGGCCATATCATCGGCGGCCCCGGCGTTGTCGTTTGGTGCCTTGGCTTCGTACTTACCGGCGAACATTTTCAGCCATACGATCTGTGCGATCTTGTCGCCGTTTAGGGCATTCTTAGCGAGTCCCGCCGCTATCTCTGCGTTAAGCGACTGTCCGCCCGTGTCGAGTTCTTCGACATAGTGGGTCGTTAAGGTGCTGTTACTAATGTCGAGCGCCTTGGCGATCTTCTCGTTCGTCTCGCCGTTTAGCTTCATAAACTTTACGAGCATACGTGTTCGCCCGTTCGGCTTATGTTCCGGTTTTCCCGGCTTAAGGTTGGCGGCTTCGAACTCTTTCTTATAGTGCTTTTTCAGCGTGTTAACAGAAAGCCCCGTATACCGTTTTACGTCGTTTATCTTCAAACCGTCCGCAAGCATAGCCCGGATCGCTTTGGCGGTCTTCTCGTTGCGCTGGTGGGGCGTGGTGCGGCCTTTCTGCGTCATGGGTGCGAATACTCCTTTTTGATTCGGTCATTATGGATCAAAGGTCAAGCGCCCGCAATCCCGCCACGATCGCCGCTTTCTTGCTCCCGTGCTTCTCTGCCGCTCGCTCTAAAAGTACGTACTCTTGATACGATAGATAACCCGACGGCAGCCGGGGCAACGTCCGGCGCTTTTTGTTTTGTTTCTGGTACGCTCTCATAGTCCGAATTTAACCTCGACTTGTACGCCCGCCACGGCCGTCTCGCCCGCTATGGTTGTATTTTTGATAACGTCGACGCTCAACCGCTCCGGCACCTCGCCCACCTCGTCCAATATTTCGAATATGCTCTGGCTGAGCCGCGCTTCAAGTTCTAGCTTTTTTCGTTTCAGTGTTTCGAATTCCATCGGTTTGTCTCGCTGTTCATAGTACGTACAATATAAACCAACCCGGACCGCCGATCCACCTGTAACGCTTGTAACGCTGTAACGCGAAAAACCGCGTAAAACTTTATTTATATATATCTACCCTCTATTCTCTCTCTTTCTTCTCTTTTTCTTTTATTTATTTAAAGAAAGAAAGGTAGTGTTACAACGTTACAAGCCGTACGGGCTATGGGCTGCGAGCCGATCCGCGATGCGTTACTGTAACGTTACGTTTCGCGTTACGGCGACCCCGCCGAACTGGTCATACCTGTGTAACGCTTCTGTAACGTTACGCCGAAGCGTTACAAAAAGCGGCTAGTACGTACTTAATTAAATGGTTGACGGCGTTAAACTTTAGGCGTAACGTAGACCGCCGGAACACGACATAAGACGACAACGGATAAAAACATGGAATACCTAACGATCGCGCAATTTGCCGCCCGTTTACAAGTCGATGAACGCACGGTACAACGCTGGATTTCAGAAAAAGCCATTAAGTACGTACGCATTAAACGCACCGTACGCATACCCGCAAACCAACTAGCAGAGAAAGCCGCCGAGGTGCAAGGATGATAAAAGACGCGCTAATTAAAGCGGGCGTTCAAGTCTTCCCGTGCTGGATCAGACACAACCCGAATAAAAACAAATTCGAAAAAGGGCCGGCGATACCGAAGAACACAAGCTGGCAAACCGTCGACCCGAGCGACTCCCGCCTAAACTGGAACACAGGCTGCATTGGGATAGCGATCCCGGCGGGCGTTGTGGTGTTAGACCTAGACACACAAAAAGGCGTTACCCGTGCCGACGTTGAGGCGTTTCTCGGCGTGCGCTTGCCGTGGGACGCGGCCCTAATTCAAAACACGCCAAGCGGCGGCGCGCACTATGCGTTCAAGACGTCCGAAAACATGCACCAGCGATCAGACTGGATCGACGGCTTCGACACTAGGACAGCCGGGGCGGGATTCATTTGCTCGGGCGATATGTACCCGGCGGCGGGCAACTTCGGGCCGTATGCCCTGTGTAACGTGGCGGCCTTGCCGGAATTCCCGCGCAACACGCGGATCGTTACCGTTGATCGCGGCCCACTTGAACCGGCACCACTCCCGGACCCTACCACCCGCGACGAAGAAAGCCTGATCAGTGCGCTAAAATACTGCGACCCGACGGCGCGCGCGGACTGGCTAACGGTGGGCCTTGCACTACGTAATTATTACCACGACGACCCCGACGCTGGTTTCCGTGTGTTTGACGCGTGGAGCCGTGGCGAGTATTGGGCGGACGGCTGCCCGGACTCGTACAACCCGGACACCCAGTTCGATCAGTGGGCGAGTTTTAAAGCCAGTAAGGGCGGCCGCGAAGTAAAGATCGGTACGGTGTACCACATGGCGGTCCAATCCGGCTGGATCCCGCCTCGCCAGTTCGACACGGCGGCGGCGTTTGGTGCGGGTAGCGCCTCGTCCGAAGAATACGACGCGGCCGTTGATGAAATACAAGCCATAGGCGGCGACCCTAAGCAAGCGGCGAACGTGGTCGCTATGATCCAACGTCTCGACGGGTCGGCGTTACAGCGTGCCATGCTTGGCGCTTTACTGCGTCGCCAGCTTAAGGAAGACGGCCTACTTACTAAGGAACTCGACAAGACGCTCGAACAGATGATCGGCGTAAAGGGTGAAGCGAACGTAACCGGGTTGTACGGCAAAAACCACTCACAAAACGCGGTGCTTTTCTTAGATGAAAAATACCCGGACGGGTGCCTCGTTCGTGTCCTTGAAATATGGTACGCGTACAACGGCCGGGCGTGGGTGGAACTTACCGACGACGCGGTACGTCACAAACTAGCGGTTGAACTCGCCCCGACTAGCCCGCAAAACTCGACTATCTCGGGCACATATTCGCTACTTGAGGCGCTAACGTACCGCGAAGACCTCGTCGTCAATGACGTACCAAACGACGTCATGCTGGTACAAAACGGCGTGCTTAACGTGAACACGCTCGAACTGTTCCCGCACGATAAGAACTTATTCACAACGAACATAATGCCTTACAACTATAACCCCGGGGCGACCTGTCCGACGTGGATCGACTTTCTAACCGACATTACGGGCAACGATAGCGAGTTAATGGATCTACTGCAGGAATGGTTCGGTTATATGCTCGTTAATGACTACCGCCACCAAAAAATCTTTTTTATTCTCGGCCCGCGCCGCTCGGGTAAAGGTACGATCGGCCGCGTCCTTAACAGGCTGGTGGGCGATCAAAACTTCGCCGGCGCGGACCTGTCCGACCTAACAGAAAATAAATTTCTTGAAACGCTGCCAAACAAAACGGTTATGTATGACGGCGACGTGGCGAAAAGTTTTAAAGCCGGCTCTGAGGCGATAACGAAAAAACTTAAGACAATCAGCGGTAACGACCGGGTAACAATCCCGCGACTGTATAAGCAATCATTAAGTTTGTACTTGCCGACGCGCTTCACCTTGGCGGGTAATCACTTGCCGCGCTTGTTCGACGACTCGGGCGCGCTTGCCGGGCGGATCCTCATGCTGCCGCTATACAAATCATTTTACGGCAACGAAGACCTTTATCTGTTCGACAAGCTGGTGAACGAAATCGAGGGGATCGCCAATTGGGCGCTATCTGGTTTAATGCGACTCAATCAAAAAGGCCGTTTCACCGAGCCGGCGGCGAGCCGCGAAGAACTCAATCAAATGGCCGAGCAATACAGCCCGATCAAGCAATACGTTGATACGCAGTTGCACCTCGGCGGCGAGTTTATTACGTCCTCTGTCGACCTTTACGAACATTACCGCAATTGGGCTATGAATGAGGGCGAAGATCAGATCCGAACACGCCGTGCGCTGATAAGCGACGTTAAGGACGTAACACGCGGCGCGGGCGTAACGTACGGCCCGCACCGTATAAACGGCGAAGTTGTACGCGGTTTTAAAGGCGTTGTACTGCGTAACGACGACGCGCCGCCGCGCACCGCTGCGGCATTTAGCAAAGGAGCAAAAACGCAATGATGTTTGAAAACATTAAACCCGGTGATCTGGTACTGGTGCCCGTTGAGGTCCGTATCGGCTGGAACTCCCGCAAGTACCGGATCCCGCAAAAAGTAACCCGCACGACCCGGACACAAATTATTGTGAACGGTAAGCGATACCGCCGGGACGACGGCCGGCTAATCGGGAACGGTGGGTACTTCGATGAAGCCTACCCGACCACCCGCCACGACAAGGACGAAACGGTCGCATATAACGCCGCTAAGACGCGCGCCGATGCGATCGAAGTGATCAACAACGTGGCCCCCGACCTCGAAGTGCTAACGCGTAGCGACCGGCTACAAACGATAAAAGCCGCGAACATGCTTAAGGCGGCCGAATTTATGCGCCTAGCGGTTGAGGCGTTACAAGATGAATAGCGGCTTAAACTTTGCGCCCGACGGGGCGACCCATTGGTGCGCGCCGTACTACTACCAAGTAAAAGACGGCGTGGTGTTTAAGTTTGAGGGCGACGCGTGGTGCCCGTCGCTTTTCGACGTTAAGACGTTAACGAGTGAGCCTGATTGCGAAAAGGTGAAATAACATGGCTAAATATTCAAAAGAACAATTGAAAGAAATGGCGACTGTTGCGCTTGGCGCGAAAGCGGCGAACAACCCTAAGTACAACGAATTGATCGCGACGCTTCAAGTATTTACGGGGTGGCCGGCGTTCATAATAGAACATGAAATAAGGGCGCTAAAAGATGATTGACCGACTAATAAAAAAGGCACCGCGACGGGTGCCCGAATGGGTGCGCGACTTACTGGCCGCGCTGTTTTTTATCTTCCTGATCGGCCTTGTTCAAACGGTGTTTTACGCCGTCTAGGATAAGGTCGAACAGTTGGCGGTCGCGCTTGTACCACCGATCGAGCGTTACCCGGTGGCGGCCGCTGACTTCTTCCACCCGCGCAAGCGTTACGCCCGCTTCGGCTTTGCAGTATTTAGCACACGTCATTTTTAACCGCCTCTTTCCAGTAAAACAAATCAACGCCACACGGGTTTTGTGTCTTCTCAATGATCCCGGCGTCGGCCATAAGCACAAGCCCCGCGTGAACGTCGTCGGTAACTTCCGCGCTTGTTATTTCTAACGCCGCGCCGGGCGCGTTACCCAATGCGATCGCCGCCTTGCGCGCCATGCTGCGAATGTGAACCGACTCGGGCGAGAAACCCGCGTGAACGTTGAAATCAATATACATAGTACGGCTTATTGTGTTCATTAAAGTACGCTCTCGTAACTAGCAAAAGACAGAATGAAGCGAACTGCTTCGCGAATGCTTAAGAATGACGATCCGACGTTGCTACAATCCCGCACCGCCCAGCGGCGTGTCTTATGCGTGCCGTTGCGTAACTTTGTATCACTCGAAGAACAAACGATCGTCAGGCTGTCGTCGGCTGCGTTAAACTCGACTTTCTCGCCCTCTAAGTTTTTAGCCTCGTAGCATAAACAAGTGGCTATATCGTCCAGCTTACTTTCCATATCGCCGCCGAAGTCTACACACCACCCATTAGAAATATCTTTCTTAAGATCACATAAACAAGTTTGGCGGTATACCTCGCCGTCATAGTGCGCGGTATAATACTCGCCGCCCCAATATACTGTTAAGTTTAAGCCTTTATAAACGATAGTTTGCGAGCCGTTTTTAATTAAGTTAGCTTTTAAGTCTTTCATTTTTGCGTTTTCCGTTGTTTGCTAAGTGAGACTAGAATATAACATAGTGTTACAGATGGTTCAACACCTAAACACAAAAAAGGCGACTTAATAGTCGCCGTCTGCACATTTTAGAAAGTAGATCGCGTCTTCCCGGTGTTCGAAGTAATCCGAATACCCTCGCCGCCACGACTCCGCGAGACACTTCTGCTCGTACGGGCACAACGGCGCGATATTTTGTGTTTTCCGTAACTCATGGCCTCGGGCCGATCTAATGCCTTTTAAATACGCTGTTGCTTGTCGTGGTTTCATAAAAAGCCCCCTAGTGCTTTACGCTTTGTATCTTCGTCTAAGTCTTCAACCGTGGCGTCGTTCATAACGATAAGTTGCGCGATAACTGAATACGACGGTTTAGCGATAGCGGCGCGCTTTACGGCGCGTTCCAACTGCTTAAGCGTGCCAAAATAGTAATTGATGGTTTGGCCGCTCACACCGACCACGCGCGCGACGGTTTGACGGTCTAACGCTGCGAAGCCGTCGCCCTCGACAATACCGATCGCCGCGTCGATGATCTGCTCTTTTCTTACTTCTGGTTTAAATCTTTTTTTCATGGCTTAATTGCTCCCGCTCTCGCCTTGGCGATCTGAATATATTCGGCGCTAAGTTCTACGCCCACAAATTTTTGCTGATTAAGTTTGGCACCGCGCCACGTTGAACCCGACCCGGTGAAAGGGTCCAAAATAGACGCCCCCGGGCGTGCTAATAGTCCACACAACCACTTCATTAACTCGGTGGGCTTAACGGTCGGGTGGGTGTTCCGCGCGCCGTCTCTGCGCCCTGCTCCGGCTCTTGGCGAGTTCAACCCGGCGGAACCCTCTTTACGCCCCCCAGTCGCGTCTCCGGCGCTTACCTTTTCGAATAGCTGAAGGCCGTCGTCGCGGTCTGCGGTTGTAGCCTTGGCGCAATAAAAATAGCGCTCCCACTCTTTACCCTCGAACGCTTCGCCGTCGTGCAATATGTTGGCGGGGAACCGTTCGCCGTTGCGGCTGCCGTCTATATTCAGCGCGCCGGTGCCATGTGTGACGACGTTTTCGGCGTAGGTTAAGGTCGTCGGCTTGCGTACTAATATGATCGGCTCATAACCGGGTTTTAACGCGGTGCCGTAGCCGTGCCACGCTTTCGCCTCGTCCGAATGCGGGGCCGTTCTCGAGCCAATCTTCGCGGCGTTAGTTTGCCCCGTGTACTTCTGCCGCCACTGATTAAGGCCGGCAACTTTCTTGTAACGCTCGATCACTTCCCGGCTGTTGTGGTTTTCACTTTCGAACGTGCGGACGTCTACCAAGTCTTCGAACCACTGAGGCACCGCTGCAGTAAAAAACGGCCGAAGCTTTTCAAGGTCTGCGCGCGTCGGGATCTCCGGCTGCTTGCCTCCGGGTGCCTTGTCCCGGTAATGTCGGCCCATACCGTTACGGCCTAAAAACTTATCGATCTGGCCGCTGCTTAACGGGCAAAACTCGCGGATCCAATCCGTGCAACGGTAGGCGCTCTCTTTCTTAAGCTGTTTCGCGTCCAGTTTGTCGACTTCCTGCGATACGTCGAGCGACTTCGGGAACCCGGAACCGTAGAGCCAAAACAATTGATCCACCACCTCGAACCCTGCCAAGCGCAACGAGGCGGCCATTAAATACGCGGTGCGGCTGCCCGCAAAAACGGCACCGTAAGCGCCGGGCTTAAGCACGCGGAACACTTCGCGCCATGTAGCCGGGCCGGGTACGAAGCTGTCCCACGTCTTACCCATAAAACCCGAGCCGGTGGCCTCGTAGTCGTCGCCCTTGATCCAGTGCCCGAAAACCTCGGCGAGATCCGGCTGCTTATTGAAGCCGTAAGGCGGGTCAGTGACTAAAGCGTCGAACGACTCCGCCGGTAAGTTCTTTAATACGTGTTTGCAATCTCCTTGAATGATCATAACTCGAACGGCTCCGACGCGAAGCGAGCGAACCCGCCAATTTTTGCCACTAGTGACAACCAAGCCATTTGCCCGGCCTCTTGGTCTTTCCCGCTGAACTGCCACCCGCGCCGCTTTGTCTCAACGCTGCCGAATTGGGCGATCGTGGTGCCGACCATTTCGGGTGTAATTAGGCGCGGTATGGCGAGGATCAAGTCGCTGGATTTCATACGCTCGTTAAGCTGCGCCGACTCGTTCGCGAGTCCATACCGTATCGGCTGGCGGTCAAGTGTGAAGCGAAAACCGCACGCGGGACACTGGCACGGCTCTTTCGCCTTGGTCGCGCCGACGTTATTCCGCCACGCGAAGCCGCCCTGACTGGCAATACTGATCCTAATGTCTTGTTGTCTTGCTGCCTCACTGTCGCCCGGCGTTGTGCTTAGGTGCGAGTCGGTAGCGACTATCACGTCGTTTTCAAGCGACGCGGCGGCCTCGGGAAAGCGCGCGGCCCATTCGTTATAGTTCATTGCGATAAGCCCCTATAATTATTTTTACGTCTTCTATGATGTGCGCTTGCGTCGACGGGTGAAGTTGTTCCCACGGTTTCATCGGCTTACCCGTTAAACGGTTTATGGGGTCGTCTTCGCGCTGTGACTCCCACCACTTACGCGCGGCGGTTTCTAAAGCGTTCACGTCGAAACGGTGGCTTGAAACGGTCGTGCGGTCTATCTCTTTAATATCAACCGGATCGTTTATGGTCCGCGAGTCATGTTTCATTGTTTAATGTCCTTACTAAATTTTAGTTTTATGGTTTGAATTAGCTGATCGGTTTCTATCTCGCCGAGTGTGAACGCGGTCGCAATATCAACCCCGAAGCGGTGGTAAAAACGTCGGTGCTTTTCTGCGAGCGGGCGGTCTGCGGGTTGCATTCCTACCCACCACGCGACGAAATTCCGTAACACTTGGCGGCGGTACTTCGCGGCCTCATGCTTGCGTATTAAACGGGGCTGGCCTATCGGCGGGACGTTCGCGGCCATAAGCTTACGCGCGAAGTCGTCGCGGCTCATGTCCGCTTCTTGCTGCTTGTCGAAAAGGGCGCGCAACGCGTCGACGTCGAGTTCGGCCAGATCGCCGTCGACTTGCGCCGGGGTGCTGCGCCCCTCGGGTTTATGATCCGCCCCGCAATACGGGCACGGCGACAAATAGGCCGGATAAGGCTGCGTGCAATCCATACATACGCGCTGCGCTATGGTGTCACCCGGCCCGGTGCCGCCAGCTTTACGGCCGTGAATATTCCAAGCCCGAGGCCAATCGGGCAAGCCGTGCCGCTCCCAGTTTTTCACCGGATCGATAATCACGGCGTACGGCTTGGGGCCGTTCGCTATTGCGGCGAGACGACCCTCGCGCGTGCTTAAGTCGTAGCCCTTGGCGTAAACGGGACGAAACACCCGGCCGTTAATCTGCATATATTTCGCCAGTGATTCGGTCGGCCGGGCATGAACGGCACACACCGCGCCGGGTACGTCGAAGCCCTCGTCGAATAAGTTCACGTTTACTAGCTTTTCCAGTTCCGAGAATTCGAATTCATCCACGGCCTGATCGCGTACCGCGTCGTCGGTTTCACCACTCAACGCCGCAGCTGTAATTCCGGCGGCGTTATACGCGGCGGCCTGTTCTTCGGCGGTCTTAACGTCGGTCGAAAACACGATCGTTTTTAGCCCGGCCGCGAAGCGCTGCGAGTGCTGCACCACGTCGCCGATTAGGTTCGAGTCGACGATCCGCGCCCTTAGCGCCTTGGCGTTAAAGTCGCCCGAAGCGGTAACGGCGATCCCGCTAACGTCCAGATCCGTGTCCGGGCAAAAATATTTATAACGGCACAAATAACCCTGATCCATTAGCCAGTCGACGCTCGGCCCCTCGATCATTTCTTCGACGTAGCCGTCCGCGTTAACGTGTAAGCCTTTACCGTCGGCGCGCTCTGGCGTTGCCGTAACGAAAAGCAGTTTAGACGCTTCGAGCATATCAACGGCGCGTCCCCAGTGGCCCGCGTCGGTGTAATGGTGCCCCTCGTCGAATACGCCTAAACGCACCTGATTCACAAACCGCTTGATCTCCTGATCGGTCCCGGCTCTTTTGCTGGCGAGTGTTTGAACGCTGGCGACGGCGCACGGTGCCCGCTCGTCTATCCACGATCGGCCGTACTTCTTAACATGGCGGCGGCGAATACGGCGAAGCGTTGACGACGGCGCGAGAATACGGTGCTTAACTTCAAGCGCGCCAAGTGCGAGACTAATCTGTCCTAGAATTTCTTTTCGGTGTACCACCGCCATTGTGTAACCGTCGCGCCAGTCGTGGATCAGCTTTGAAAATATCACCGTTTTACCGCCGCCCGTCGGCACCACGGCCAAAACAACCCGGACACGGCCGAACGCGTCAATAATTTTGTGATAAACATTTTCTTGATAGTCGCGAAGTTGTAACACCGTTACGCCTCCACTTCGATTGTGTGAACGCTCGTTTCACTCACAAGTCGCGCTATTTCCGCGTCTATCTTCCCGTCGTCACAACCTAACGCCGTCATTATGCCAATACGAACGACTGACGACGCGTGATATAAATTAATCTCGCTAACCTCACCCATTCTTACACCTTTGAGCGTTACGCGAGCGAGTCGCCATGATCGAAAGTCTGGTAAAAAAGTATAGCTGACCTCGTCACTCGCTCGACGCTGTAACATAACTACTCGGCCGCCAGTGCGGTCAACCATGTAAACGAAATTTTTCATATTTGTTTAAAATCCTTATTGACATTGCGACAAATTAACAGGTAATCTGTGCCCCGTCAACTGACACAACGACAAATTAACAACGAGGTTTAAACCAATGTTAAAAATCGAATTCGATGCAAGTAATTTAAAACTAGCCGCCGCGCTCGGTGCGGCTCTCACACAATACGGCGCGGGCGAATCGCTCGGCGTGCCTGTAAAGACTGAAACCGCCCCGGCACCATTTAAAGAGCCAGAAAAAACGCTTATTGAAAAAGTCCACGACATTGTCGAAAAGACCGGCGAGTCTACGGTAACGGTTAAAGACGCCGACACGGGCGAAACACTGGCCGAAGAAACCGTAAACACGGCGGCGGCGTTCGACGATAAGGCACCGGCTAACGACGGCCCCGTCGACGAACACGGCACGCCGCACAACGAAAAATTTTGTGTAAGCACTAAATCACAAAAGCCGTTTTATGCTTCGGGTGCCAATAAAGGCCAGTGGAAGAAAAAACCGGGCGTAGACGAAAACGCTTACAACGAGTGGTACGCGGCGACCATGCCACTAGACGGCGACGAACCGAAAGAAAGCGCCCCGGTAGACACGGCGCAAGCGTTCGGCGGCCAAACGGCACCGGCGGCGAGCGGCGACGCACCGAAAGACGCGGGCGAGTTAATGGAGTATATCAGCGAGCGACAAACCGCCGGCACGCTGGATCAAAAGCTTGTAACCGATGCGTATAACGCGGTCGGCGTTCAAGTTAACGACCTATTCGGCGCGGGTGAAGCCGAAGCGGTGGCGAAGCTTTACAACCACTTACAAACCGTTTCACTTTAAGAGGCGACGAACATGCACTTTCGACCAAGTTCGGCCCCTATATGGGGTAATTGCTCCGGGTCAGTCGTAGCGCTAAACGAAGCGCTCGACCGATACCACCCGCGCACCGTCGAGGGCACGGCGGCGCACAAGGTCGGCGAAACCTTGCTAAACGCGCTTAAGTCGTTTGGCATGATGCCGCCCGCCGAGTCGTTCCTCGGTAAGACGTGCCCGGAAACGGGCCTGATCATTGACGACGAAATGACCGAGGGCGCGAACATTTACGCGGCGGACGTTCAGCGCATAGTCGCCGAGCGTGGCGGCGAACTTCTGGTCGAGTGCCCGATCGAATGCCCTCAAATTGACCCGAACAACAACGGCACGTTAGACGCGGCGCTCGTTAACCTTAACGCCGGTTTTATTGTGCTATGGGACTATAAGCACGGGCACGCACAAGTCGATCCGCTGTCCTTACAGTTCGTAAACTACGCGGCCGGACTGATAAACAAGTACGGGATCGACGGGCACGCCGAGCAACACATAGCGATCGAGTTTCGCGTCGTGCAACCGTTTTGTTATCAAAACGACGGCCCGGTCCAGTCGTGGCGCGGTAATCTGTCCGACCTCCGCGCGTACGTCAACCAACTAGCCGCGAAAGCGTACGAGGCGCGCAACAATCCGACATTAACGTCGGGCGCGCATTGTCACTATTGCCCGGCGTTGTGGCGTTGCTCGGCGGCTAAAAACCACGTTTACGGGCTTTTAGACCACGTTAAAAACCCGCCCGAAATGGACGAAATGAGCGGCGAAGCGCTGGCGATCGAACTGTCTTTACTTGAGACGGCCGAACGCTTGGCGAAAGCGAGACGATCGGCGGTGGAAGACTTGATCACTGAGCGAGTAAAAGCCGGCGACGCTTCGATCCCTCTCACGCTTGAAAGTAAACCGGGCCGCCTCAAGTGGGACGACCCGAAAACGGCGATTAAACTCGGCCGTATGCTTGGCGCGGACTTCGACAAGTGCGAACCAATGACGCCGACGCAAGCTATTCAAAAATACCCGGATCTCGAAGAAGTGATCCGCAAAAAGGCGACGAAAAGCGCGTCGCTTAAACTTGTAAATTCATCTGAAACAATGGGCGCGAAAGCGTTCGCAAAAACTGAAAAGTAAGGAACCGAAAATGGCTCAATTCGACGAAAATCATGTAAGACTAGACGGCGGGATCGTAGTTTGGGACGGCGTAACGCAACCCGAAACGCAACAACAAGGCGCGAACGCCGGGAAACCTAAGTGGACGTTAAAAGTTGTTTTCCCTCCGCAATGCCCGGATATTCCGCTTTACGATCAACTAGCGCAAAAGCGCCTACAAGAAAGTAAATTTAAAGGCAATCTTCCGGCGGGTGGCCGTATGCCGATCGGCCAAGTACAACCGGGCGAGTTCGAGAATATGTTTCCGGGCTGGTTGGTGATCAGCTTTAAAACAACGCTTCGAGCGCCGGACGTATACGACGAAAACGGTCAAAAGCTGGATCCTATGCAATACAGCAATATGATCTACAACGGCCAAAAAGTTAACGTGCTGGCGCATTGCTACGACTACGACAACGCGGGTAATAAAGGCATTAGCGCCGGGCTTGACGCCGTTCAAATCGTTGCAAGTGCGAACGCGCCACGCTTAAACCTTGGCGGCGGTGGCGTTGATACTGCGAGCGCGTTCGGCGGGGGCGGGGCACCGCAAAACGGCTACCAAGAACAAACGCAACACTTACAGCAACAAGGCGGTTACGGCCAGCCTCAAGGCGCACAACCGCAACAAGGCGGTTACGGCCAGCCTCAAGGCGGTTACGGCCAGCCTCAAGGCGGTTACGGCCAGCCTCAAGGCGGTTACGGCCAGCCTCAAGGCGCACAACCGCAACAAGGCGGTTACGGCCAGCCTCAAGGCGCACAACCGCAACAAGGCGGTTACGGCCAGCCTCAAGGCGCACAACCACAACAAGGCGGTTACGGCCAGCCTCAAGGCGGACAGCCGCAACAAGGCGGTTACGGCCAGCCTCAAGGCGCACAACCACAACAAGGCGGTTACGGCCAGCCTCAAGGCGGACAGCCGCAACAAGATCACAACTTCTTACCAAACCAATAAAACGAAAGGCGGCCCGGCGTTAAGCCGGGTTGTTTCTGTTATGGATAGACTACCCGTTCACATTTTTGCAGACCTCGAAGCACTCGACACGGGCGACGATGCCAAAATATTAAGCGTCGCGCTTTACGGCATTAAAACCGATATGAAAGAGATCCCCGGGATCGAGGTTGTTATCGACGCGAGTACAAGCGCCGGGACGATATGCCCTAAAACCGTTAAATGGTGGAGCGAACAATCGCCCGAAGCACAAGCCCGTGTTTTTCGCCCTAAAGTCGTTATGAGCGAAGCCGAAGCCGTGGCGAAGTTGGACCGATACCTGCGGAACTTTTACGACGATTTCCGTATTTGGGGCAATGGTGCAACGTTCGACTTAACGAAAATCAAGCGCATGTTTGAGCGCCACGGGTACGCGGTGCCGTGGGAATTTTGGAACGAGCGCGACGTGCGAACGATCGTAGAGTTGGGCGAACTTTGCACCCTGCCGGACTTTAAAAACGTTTTGCCGTTCGATGGCGTCCGCCACGCTGCTATCGACGACGCTCGCCACCAAGCGCGCTATACAATGCAAACCATACGCGCAATGATGAAAAAGGCGGGCCGCGTATGTTAGAAATTATCGGACTTGTTCTATTAATCGGCCTAGCGCGTGCCGTTTCTCGCGTCCCTGCGCTATCCTCTGACGATTACAGCTATACGGGGCGGTAACTATGACAGAAATAATTTTAAACTTCGCCGTTGTGTTTATGGCGCTTTGTGCGTCGGCCTTGGTCACATGGCTTTTATTTTTGGGCGACTCCGAAGCACGCAAGCGCGAAGAAAAACGACGCGCTAAACGCTGCGACGAACTCGACGACCTCCACGGCGGGTCGTGGTATTACGACGATAAACGCGGCGACTTTGCCGACGCAATGACAGACCGCCGCGTGGCGGATAAGGATCAGTAATGGGCGTCATAGTTCACCACCCGGAAAGTAATTGCACTTTTGTCACTAACCCGGATCAAATGACAGGCCCGGACTGGGATCACGTTTACGAAGTGGAGCCACATGAGATCCCGGACGGTACGCAAATTCGAAGCCTTGGCGCGTACCCGTCAACGGTTCGCCCCTCGTTAGACTTCGAGACGTACAGCGAGGCCGGTTTCACCGTCGACCCGATAACAAAAACGGTTCGGGGCATTGGCGCAAATAGTAAGGGCGGCCTCCCCGTCGTGGGAACGCCCGTTTATGCCGAACACCCGACCACGGAGGTTTTATGTCTGTATTACGACCTCAAGGACGGCCGAGGCGTGCGCGGTTTTATCCCCGGATTAACACCCGAGCCGACCGACTTACTCGAACACGTTAAGAACGGCGGGTGGTTAGAGGCGTTTAACTTCACTTTTGAGTGGTGGATCTGGAACATGGTATGCGTGCGCCGTTACGGCTGGCCGCCTATCTCGTTCGACCGTGGCGTCTGCGTCATGGCTCGCGCTCGCCGTTTCTCTATGCCCGGGTCGCTGGCGACGTGTTCGAAAGTGCTAGGTTTAGAGGGCAAGCAAAAAGACGGTAAACAACTGATCCAGCAATTGACCCGCCCGCACAAACCGACCAAAACCCGGCCCGAGTTCCGCCGCTTGCCTTGGACGCACCCCGAAGAATTTAAACGCCTGTATTCGTATTGCGGGCAAGACGTAACGGCCGAAGATATGGTCGCGGCGCATTTGCCGGATATGTCCGACTACGAGCGCGCAACGTGGATCACGGACCAGCGCATAAACGCGCGCGGCGTACTCGTCGACCGGGTAACGCTGGATCGCTGTTTACATCTTTACAACGAAACCGAAAAGCGTCTGACAATCGAACTCGGCCAGATAACCGGCGGCGCGGTCGGCTCGGTCGGTGAAACCGCTAAAATGTGCGAATGGTTAAACGGGCAAGGCTTACCGATCGCCGACGTTAAGGCCGAGACAATCGAGGGACGTCTGCAGAAAATCGACAAGTCCGTAAAAATTATGTCGGGCGAGTTGGTCAACGTTCACCCGGTCGACTACGACGACGCGCCGAAGTTCGCACAATTTCGAGGCGGTAAAGTTGAACGCGTGCTGCAGATACGCCAAGCGCTCGCCGGTGCCAATATTAAAAAGCTTTTCAGCCTTGACCGCTCGCTTAGTTCCGACAACCGGCTGCGCGATCAGTATATGTATTGCGGCGCGGATCAGACAGGCCGATGGTCTGCGGGTGGCGTTCAGTTGCAAAACCTGACCGCGAAAGGGCCGAAGACGCGCCGCTGCGACGATTGCGGCCGCTACTTTGGCGACGGCATAAAAACACTTGAACACCCGAACGCGTGCCCGGAATGCGGATCCGATAATACCCCGCTTGTTGACTGGCTGATCGACCCAATGGTCGCGGCTATCGAAGACATAAACCGTTATTACGATAAGCCGGATTTATTCGCGGGCTTGTGGGTTGACGCGGTCGAAACAATAACCGGCTGTTTGCGCGGACTGTTTAAAGCGCGGGAAAATACGCGGCTGGTCTGCTGCGACTTCTCGGCGATCGAGGCTGTCGTCCTCGCGTGCCTCTCCGGGTGCCAATGGCGGATCGACGTATTCGCAACGCATGGCAAAATATACGAAATGAGCGCGGCGGCCATTACCGGCAATTCACTTGAGTATTACTTAGGCTATAAGAAACAAAACGGCACGCACCACCCCGATCGGAAAAAAGTCGGTAAGGTGGCCGAGTTGGCGAGCGGTTACGGCGGTTGGATAGGCGCGTGGAAAGCGTTCGGCGCGACACAATCCGACGACGAACTTAAACAACTGATCGTTAAGTGGCGCGAAGCCTCGCCCGAGATCGTCGAGTTTTGGGGCGGCCAGTTCCGACAAATAGGCCCGAAACCGTGGGACGCGGTCCCCGAGTTGTTCGGCTTAGAGGGCGCTTTTATTGCAGCGGTACGCAACCCCGGCAAATATTACGACGTTGGCCCGATCACAATGGCTTATGATAAGCGCGCCGACGTGCTTTATTTACGACTGCCATCGGGGCGTTTTCTTCATTACCACCGCCCGAAGCTGATCCCGGACGAAGACAAGTTGAAGCGCGGCCCGTGTGTAAAAATCACGTTCGAGGGCTATAACACCAATTCACAAAAAGGCCCGATCGGCTGGATTGTAAAAGACACGTACGGCGGCCGACTGGCTGAAAACGTTACGCAAGCCGTCGCGGCGGATATTCAAGCCGAAGCACTGGTACGCGTCGAGCGCGCCGGTTATCCCGTCGTAATGCACACGCACGACGAAATAATCGCCGAAGTGGAACACGGGCGCGGGTCGTGGCAAGAAATGGCGGCGATAATGTCCGAGCGTCCCGCGTGGGCGTCGTGGTGGCCGATTAAAGCCGACGGGTGGGAACATGAACGCTATCAAAAGGACTAACCGACAATGAAGACGATCACCGATGAAACTAAAATAGAGCTAAAACCCTCGGCTTTTGTAGACGGCTCGGGCGGACTCGCCCGCCAGTCGTTCGAGGTTTGTCTAGACGGCGAGCCGTGCGGCGTTGAAATGCACAACGAACGCGACCGGCGCGGCGAGCCGTGGATCATTCACTTCACACACCCCGGCGCGCCCGACTGGAAGTTCTCCGAACTGCGCGACGCCTTGCCGCTGAGTGAATTTAAGTGGGAGCGCACAAAATGAACTTAAGCCAAAAGATCGCGAGGCTGATCGAGTCGGTGAAGTACGGCGAAGACGCGGCACCGTACGGCCCGAACTTTCGCGAAGACCTGATCGAATGTCTCGAACGTGTAACCGAAGCCGTCGACCTAGTAAGCGAGGCGGCCGAGGCGATACCCGACCCGGAACGGTTCGACGAACTCGGCGAACACTTGGTCGCTAACCCGGCGGCGTTTAAAACGTTCGCTAAAATCATAAACGAAATCGAAGAAGACAAAACGAGGATCTTAGAATGGACGACGAAGTCTTAAAACACCTTAACAAACTAAACGCCGAGGCGGTCGGCCTAGCCCTTAAGCTATGCGAGACGAAGAAACCCGGCGACGTGGTTCACATTATCGCGACGGCGTCGGCGTTAGTCGCTGCAGCGATATGTCGCAATGCGCCAAACGAAAAAGCCTTTAAAGGCCAAGTTAAGCGCACCCTCGATCAAATCCATACGGCCGGCTATAAGCAAACGAACGCGGCGTCGTTCGGTGAAAGTGCCGCCCGTTTTGTTCAAGCAATCGAAAACGCAATAGGAACAGAAGACCATGCAAAACATTAATTTAAACGAACTCGCGAAACGCATCTACGAACAAAATAAAGCGGTCGGCTGGTGGGACGATCCAAACCGTTGCATTTTACAAACCTTGCAGCTTGTTAGCACTGAGGTAGCCGAGGCGACCGAGGGCGAACGCAAAGACCTTAACGACGACCACCTGCCCGATCGCAAAATGGGCGAGGTAGAACTGGCCGACGCGCTGATCCGTACGTTAGACGTTGCCGGGCGTTTTAACATTGAATACGACCCGAAAAAAGCGGGCGCGAACGTAAACGCGTTTTGTGAGGAAGACTCGATCGGGGCGCAACACCTAGGAATAAACGCGGCGCTCGTAGACTTTGCGCGAGAATTCTCCGGCGTTAAAAATGAAGCTGCACCTTTTACCGCGCACTTACACATACCTTGTCAGATCTTAGTAGACAGTATTATTTTTGTGGCCGAGCGGAACGACTACGATTTATTCGGGGCGTTAGAAGAAAAGCTGGCGTACAACAAAAACCGCCTTGACCATAAACGATCAGAAAGGGCTAAGGCCCACGGGAAGACGTTTTAAACTAAAAAGAGCGCGCCGTCCGTGGCGCTCACATTAGCAAAAACGCAAATAGAGTGTAGAACATGCGAGTAATTATTGAAAGCCCCTACGCGGGCGACGTTAAGAAAAACCTTAAGTATCTGCGCGCCGCAATGCGCGACTGTGTGATGCGTAAAGAAAGCCCTTACGCATCTCACGGTCTTTTAACACAACCCGGCGTGCTGGACGACGACAACGCCGCCGAAAGGGCGCTCGGTATTTCGTTGGGTTTTGAGTGGCGAGACGTCGCCGAGAAAACGGTAGTGTATACCGATCTCGGCTGGTCTTCGGGTATGCGTGCCGGGGTGGAAGACGCCAAGAAAAAAGGCCGCCCGGTTGAACTTAGACGCCTTGGCCGTCCTTGGTCTTGATCTCGTTGGCGATTGCTTCGATCGCCTTTCTCATTGCCTCGGGGTCGTTAGCCGACGCCGCCGCGATAAGGTTCACGACATTGTCGTCGATCTTGTTGGTGGTAAAGCTGGCGGCCATGCGAGCGCCCCAAATTGCCATTTTTTCTGTGAGGAAAGCCGCGCCGAGGTTTTTCAGCACTTTAAGTAAAAATAGTTTCATTTTAGTTCTACCCTATTTGAAAGCCAACCGTCTATAAACGCGCGGTTAGCGGGTCGCGTCCTAGCTAGTGCAATAAAATATTGTGCTATGAAAGACCGAAGCGCAACGGGTAACGCGTCCGGATCTGCCTCTTTTGCGGCCGCTGCGGTCTTACTTCCGACGATCCCGTCTTCTTTTATCTGTGCGCCGAAAACATTAATCGCGCGTTGTAGTGCGCGCCCGGCTTGAAACGGGCCGGCTAATACACAAAAATCGACGACTTGCTCGCGGACGTTAACGGGAAGTTTTGAGGCGTTGACCACGTCCCACTTTTCATTCGAATATACTTTTACTGCGAACTCATACGGTAGATCGGCCATGTCGCCCTCATAGCCGTGGCGGCGCGCGGTCTTTTCGGTTACGCCGTAGCGGGTCGCGCCTCCGGTGTCGTTCGGGTGATCTGAGAAACCCCCCTCGCGTTCGATAATGCGCTTAATTATTTCGCTTTTCTTCATGGCGGTATTTGTCCAGTATGGTTTCCAATTCACGGCGGGCGCATTGCCACACTTTTGAGATCTCGCGGATAACGTCGTGCTTTCTGATAACGTCGCTAAGTTGCGACGCTCGGATCGGCTTTCTTAGGTAATCGACACAACCCAAATGAAGCGAGGCGATCGCGTGGTTGAGGTCTTCCGAAGAACTTAGAAACATGATTGGAATTTCACGCGTTAACGGGTTCAGCTTAAACTCTCGGCACAATTCAAGCCCTGACTTATTGGGCATAACTATGTCGATAATTATAAAATCCGGCTTTATCTCTAAAGCGGTTTGTATGGCTGTTTCGGGGTCACTTACTGCGACGGCTTCGTACCCCTCGTCTTTCAACGCCTCGGCTAAAACTTCTAAACTTATGACGTCGTCGTCTACGAGTAAAACGGTTGTCATTTTTCTGCCCTTTGTTGTAAAAGGTGCATGGTTAGTTCCGTTAGCCGCGCATCTTGTTTGTTCACCGCCGCGAGCATGGTTTCGCCCATCCGACGAAAGTCTGCGCGCACTTCGTCGTCCCTTTTATCGCTGGCTTTCGCTGCGGCTTCGATTGTCTTTTTTATCTCAATGTGCTGTGCGGCGCACTCTTTTCGAAGCTGTTCGCCCATTTTCTCGGCGGCGGCGTCTGCGATCTTCTGCGCTTCTGCCTCGCTGATCGGGGCCGACTTTTTAAGACGTGCGAAAAACATACCAACTACGCCCGCAACCGTCGCGGTGATCATTGCGCCATAAATTACGCTTTTTGCATCGAACCCCATTTAACGCGCCTCCGTTCAGATTTTTGTTTTTATGCGACAACTTTCACGGTGCCGATGCATCTTTCAGTCGACCCTGTGCCGATCGTGTAATCAATACGCACTTTATGGAAACCCGGCGCTATGCCCTCTAAAAATACGATAATATGATCGTCATTCGCCACGGTGTTAACCACGCGAACGTCGGCGGGGTCTGCGGTAGCCGTAGCGCTAACGATCGACGATTCTCCGAGCCACTTCGGATCCTCATAGATCGCATAGTGGCCGACTTTGCCGACTTTCAGCGGCCTATCCCAAACCCCCGCCATGATTAGACGGCCGGTATAACTGAGTTAAAACCGAAGCCTAACGACGGAACGGTAGCGTTTTGACCCTGTATGTACTCCGGCTGTGTAATGGTCACAACGTCGGTAATGTCATAACGTAAACCACCCGCGACTAGTTCGACTTTGTCGGCGGTGCCCGTAGCGCTGGCGTTCACGTCTGAAACCGTCGGGACGGCGTCGGCGTCTGCGCCGCTGTTAGACGTCGCCCACGACGCGATCGGGTGCGTAGCGAGTACCGTCGCACCCTCTGAAACTACGATCGTTCCCGCTGCGAAATCAGCGGCTAAGTTGTCGGCGCGTGCTAGTGTCGCCGCTGCGTTTAATGTTGGCATTTTAAAAACCCTCTTTGTGTTTAATGTAGATTATATTAGATCGTTGCCTAACGTCTAGCCGATTCACCGGCGAGATCCCGAAATCCAATGATATACCCGCGAAAAGGCCCGACACGCTCAAACCGTCAACGTCTGATCCGCCTATAACACCCGGCGCGTTTACGTCCGAAGTCGCAACGCCCGCAATGCTTAAGCCGTCAACGTCGAACAAACCAAACACGGCGGGCGGTCCGCTTTCTGACGCAACCGATCCGCCGGCGCTCAAACCGTCAACGTCTGATCCGCCTGTTACGCTCGGCACGTTTACGTCCGAAGTCGCAACGCCCGCAATGCTTAAGCCGTCGACGTCGAACAAACCAAA